GAGAGCGTGAGCGAAAGACCGCCAGGACGCAGAGCGTCGATCGGCTCGTCTGATTGACATCTGCCCACCCTGAAGCGCGAACTTGCTCAGAGCAACATCACTACACGTTGTGTGTTGATGAGGAGCTCAAGCGCACGAAGGCTAGGATCTCAATCCTCGTATTGAATCCTTCTTACTCTCTAACGTTGGCACTGCCGCAGGTTATCTCTTCGTGAGAAGAGATAATCAGATCAGGCAGCAACCCTGACTCCCGCAACGGAGCCCCTCACGATTCCAAAGACCAACCCGAGCGCCGAGGCGTACTCTTGGTCGATCAAGATCTCCTCATTCCTCTCGGTTTGAGCGATCTCGGTTGTTCCGAAGTACTCCCGAAGGTACTCATCGGACAGGAGAACTGCACTTCTGGAGCGCAGTTTTCCGAAGTTTGGAATCTTACCATGCTTCCAGTAGCGTTCACCAGAGCGATCTAGGTCGCGGGCGAATGCTGGGGAAGCAGGTGAGGGAGCTGGTGGCACCGTTGCCCGAACCGCCACTTTCGCACACTCAACGGACGTGAGTCCGGTGAGGGAGGTCGCACTCGTCAACGTAACTAAACCGGCTTGCCGAGTCTGGTTTAGTTTCGTCGCCAACTGACGTTGGAAACGAGTGATCTCGAATCTGAACCCTTGCGGGTACTTGATACCTAAACCTCCGAGGTTGGTATGCAAGAACAGATTCAAGCGACCATCCTGTGTTGCCTGTCGAACGTGTTCACTGTTCCAGAACTTGAAGCGTTCGAAGACGAGTTCCGGCCTCTCGGTCCGGCTCAGAGCGTCGCTCAGGCGTCCTTCGATAGGACTAGCCTCGCTCTCCTCGCACGTGAGGGTCCGTTCCGTAGCACACCGCTCGGAGGACAACCAGTGCGCAGGCAACACCTGTGCGGGGTTGAAGAAGGAAACCAGTTCGAGAGACTGTTTTACGTCGCACTTGTTAACGCAGCCGGTCGACGAGTCCTGCGAGTCTCTACACTTAGGCTTAGTCGTACACTTGCAGATGTACAACTTTGAGTTCACAGTAAGAAACTTCCGAGAGAAGTAACTCTTACCCAAGCTCAGCTCGAACCCAACCTTCTTAACCTCTTGCTGCCAGACTTCGTAGAACTCCTTCGATGCTCTGAAGAGGATATCATCACCGTTGATCAAGACGGGAAGATCCTTGAGCTTCGGACGAGTCCCGAAGACTTTTCGCCACGTCTCGGCGTAACAGAAAAGATTGGCAGCACAAAGAATGGGAAATGAGAGGGGTGAACCCATGAGCTGGCCGTTTGTCTGGTGTACACACGTACCATCCGGATAAACAAGCTCTTGCTCATACAGCATCTCTCTGAAGCAAGTCTCAAGATCTTCAGACGTATCTTGCCAGTAAAGAAAGGCCTCGAACAGCCTCTTCGTTACTCGGATATCAAGATTGTCAGTAGCTGCTGAGTAGTCTCCGGACACCCAGTAGTCGAAGTCTTGAGGTGACTTGCTCATTACCCATTGTAAGTGCTCATCCGACAGTGGCTCACCGATAAGGGAGAACTGTGGGAACTTCTTGAGATGACGATGCATTGATCGTTGACCATGCATGGAAATCCAAGAACCAAGAGCACTTCCGGCGGTTATCGGTCGCGCTTTGAGAGGCTCGAGTACCATCTGGACACGGGTTCGCTTCCGGTCCTCGGACTGCAAGTAGTACCCGAGAGCTTCCTGTGGCTCGAGAACCACACTCTCAATGCGCTGCAGCTCACCCCCTTGGTACGCGAGGCCGGTTTCCTGGAGTCTCTCGCGAACAGACTCTACAGGACCAGCACTTGTGGGATCTCTAGGATCCAACGCATACTCGCGTATCTCGGCAAGCTTTCCTCCATCTCCACGAGATGAGCGAAAGGAAGCTGAGTAAGACGGAGGAGGGAGTTCTCTAGCGAACACCGCACCCCGCCACAGCGTCTTGCCAAACCTACACAGCTCAGAGTCGTCTACGGACTGACTTGGCAGTGGTTTGGTGAGAGAGCTACGGTGCTTCTCGTACGCTGCAGCGACGAACTCCTCGTTGATGGGGGCAGCGCCTCTCTTGGTTCCTTGCAACAGGCCCCAACAGAAGCGCACGTTGGTGCGGTTGGATCTTCTCACGAGAAGATTCCGCATCCACTGAGCTGCCTTACCCTTGAAGCCGAAGTTGCGACACTCAGATGGGTTAGGTACCTCTGGGAGGTCCTGCTTCATCAGTCGCGCGAACGGCCAGACGGTAAGGGCTTTCGCCCTTTTTACGAACTCTGCCTCAGGCCAAGAGTTCAACGTCTGAAGAAGGGTTATCTGGGAGTCAAACGGGACCTGGCTGAAGAATCGTGGGAACGATTCTTCAATCTGCAGAAGGAAACTCAGTGCGAACTGAGCCACTTCCCTCCGCATAGCCAGCTTCCCGCGGGAGAGGAAAACCTCCTGTATCTCTGGACGCTGTGCCAGAAGGTCGGGATGAACTATGGGTTCAGCGCGTTCCCTTGCGGGATGCGGCGACCCCTTCATCTTCCGATGAGGTTTCCTCCAAGCCACCCGTCGGCCGGGTGCGTAGGCCGACACGACCCGATCTAGGAGACGCATCATCCGCGGGACGGATGAACGCGTTCTCCCATACCATAGTTGTGCCGAAATATCTTTACCCTCCTTCTCAGGAGCACCAGTTTTTTGGCGAAAC